TATCGTAGAATGTCAGACTCTATGGATGCTATCTCTGCTGATATTAATTTACTTGTAGAAGTATTGACAGTTCCTATAAAACCTAATACTGGTGGTAAAGGATACTACTTGCCTATGCCAGGTCCTGAGATTTATCCTGATTACAGTGGCATACAATAAGACACCTCTAAGATATCCTGGTGGCAAGTCAAAGGCACTTGCAAAGTTGTGTGAACAACTACCAGATCTTAATGCTTATGAAGAGTTTCGTGAACCCTTCTTAGGTGGAGGTTCTGTGGCAATCCATATCTCTCGAATATATCCTCACTTGGATATATGGGTAAATGATTTATATGAACCTCTATATCAATTTTGGAGAGTACTTCAGAGAAATGTATCAGACTTAATGACTGAACTTTTAGAACTTAAGGAAGAACATTCTGACTCAGAAGGATATACAGATCGTAATCTTTTCTACGAAAAGAAAGAGTATCTAGAGAAACCTCTTACAGAGACTACACCAATGGGTAGAGCAGTTGCATTTTATGTTACAAACAAATGCTCATTCAGTGGATTGTCAATGAACTCATCATTTAGTAAACTAGCATCTAAACAAAACTTTACTGCACATGGTATAAAGTATCTTCCTGAGTTTAGTAAGTTGATTCAGAACTGGACAATAACAAATTTTTCATACGAGAGATTGTTGTCACCTGATAATCTCACTGAGATTAATACTACTAAATTTTTATATCTAGATCCTCCATATGAGATCAAGTCTAATCTCTATGGAACTAAAGGAGATATGCACAAAGGATTTAGTCATGAGTTGTTTGCTAAAGATTGTATGAAGTGTGACATTGACCAGTTGATATCTTATAATGACAGCAATATAATTGAAGATAGGTTTGAAGGATGGACAGCATCAACATACGAGCACACATATTCTCTGAGACATAGCGATGCAAACTATATTGAAAATCAAAAACAACGTAAAGAACTTCTTCTAAGAAACTATGTCATATGATGATCGGTACCCCCTATCGGCATACCTCAACTCTATCAACCTTAATAAGAAGAGTGTACTAGACACTGATGATCCTGGATGGGAAAAGAACTATCCTCCTTACATCATCAATAAGTGTATGTCACATCATCTGGATACTGTATTGTATGCCAATGAAATGAATATGAAACATGATATACCTAGTCGTTTACAGTATGATTTTTATATACATATAGTCAGACCTAGGAAAAGATTTTCTCCTTGGGGTAAGCAGGATAAGGTGAAAGATCTTGATGTTGTCAAACAATACTATGGTTATAGTAATGAAAAGGCAAAGCAAGCATTACGCATCCTATCTCCTACACAACTAGACTACATTAAATCCAAACTGAACAAAGGGGGTAAGAGAAGATGAATGAAGTGGAATGGACTAAAGATAATATGATTGAAGTGAACCTCAAAGAACCTGATGATTTTTTGAAAGTTCGTGAAACACTTACAAGGATAGGGGTAGCATCTCGTAAAGAGAGAAAACTTTATCAATCATGTCATATCCTCCATAAGAAAGGACAATACTACATTGTACATTTTAAAGAACTATTTGCATTAGACGGAAAGAAAGCAAACCTATCAGACAATGATGTACAAAGAAGAAATAGAATTATCAAACTACTATCTGATTGGGGTCTTGTAGAGATCGTACAGGAAACAGAAATAAAAGAAGTCGCACCTTTAAGTCAAATCAAAGTTATAGCATATAAAGAAAAAGGTGAGTGGACATTAGAATCAAAATATAATATAGGAAAGAAACGCACTGCAGAATGAGTGACTTTAAGTATCACGTCCAGTGGTTAAAATCACCTGGATATCTATTGGCAGAAGTTCCATCTCCTGTGGTGGCAGAACTACAGAAGAGTATGTATGAACTGCAGAAGTCTTCTGAGACTGATGCTAGAGACTCTCTGAGAGGTCATCTAGAAGAAGAGTGGCATCTTCCCCTAACTAAAGAGATTAAATCTTTTACTAGATGCCTTTCATACGAATACGTTAATCAGTTTGGTTTTCAACCTGCTATGGGTATGGCAGAGAAAATGCATGATATAAACAATAGTGACTTTGAACTAAAAAGACTATGGGTAAACTATCAAAAGAGATATGATTTCAATCCTCTACATATACACAGTGGAATATTCTCCTTTGTAATCTGGGTTCATATACCATATGACTTAGAAGAGGAAAGAAAAAGATATCCTAAAACTAGTGGAAATGAAACAGCGTCATTCATGTTTCAATACAATACAGCACTTGGTGGATTAGATACAGCGTATATAAATGTAGATAAAACATGGGAATGGAAGATAGTATTCTTCCCTGCTAGACTCAATCATGGAGTCAATCCCTTCTATACAACAGACAATACACGCATCTCAATAAGTGGAAATCTATATGTTATAGATAATAAGGAGTAAAACTAAACATTATGGCAGAAGTAAAAGAGAAACCGAAAGGACCTCTAGGTAAGTTTAAAGAACTTGCTGAAGATAAAGAAGAGCAACTGGCATACTTGGCAACTCTAATAAGAGTAATCGTTCTCATCTGGTCAGCAGGAATTCTAACTTTGAACTACGTCAAAATACCAGGTTATGATGCAGGAGAAAAGATTGATCCAACTTTCATAGCCAGCGTTTTTACAGGAACACTAGCCACTTTTGGCGTCCAGACTGGGGGTAAGAAAAAGAAACCAGGTGATCCTGACAGCAGTGCTAACATAAGTAAGAAGGACATGGAGTTCCTTATTGCTAAGGCATCAGAGACTGCTCCCGCACAAACTATCAGGATTGAATCAGGTCCTGTGAAAATCGTCCCAGATTCTAAGTAAACATCATGCAAAAAATTATCAATGTACTTGCTATTGCGTCTAGCGTTGTATCTCTTACCGTTGTTGGCGGTGGTGTATATCTATATACACAAAAGGATGCCATCGTAGATTCGGTCAAAGAAAAAGTTATGTCTGCTGTAAGTGATGCCATACCAGGTATGGTAAGTGGATCATTACCAGATGTAACAGGTCCTGCATTACCTCTCCCAACTAGTCCATTAGGAAAATGAATAAGTGGAAATGGATATCATTCGGTGTAGTAGGCAGTCTATTCGCTGTCTCACATCTGGGAATGATAGGTTATATTGCAACAAGAACAAAAGAAGCACCACTACCATCAGTGGATTTACCTGTAGGTCCTTACACATCATATAAAGTAAGTGTGCAAGAAGATGGATATGCTATTTCATATTCAGCAAACGATCCCAAGAAAGCATTTATTACTAAAGATATTAAAGAGAAAGCAGGATTCTTAGGTTTAGCAAACAATACTACTCAAATCACTGAAGAGTACTTTATGGATGGTAAAACTAACCAAGGCGGTCCTGTATCTAACAACAGATCTTGGATAGACAATCCACCAGGTTTGACTCAAGGTCAAGCAGCAGAGATAAGTGCTCAAAGAATCGCATGTATCAAAGCAGTAGGATCAGGAGAGGGTACAGGTAGAGTAGTTGGCACTAGTATTGGTGCAGCAGCAGCACCTAGTCTTAGCACTATACCATTCGTAGGATGGGTAGCAGCAGGATGGGTAGCAATGTTTGGTGGTAACCAAGGTGCAGAGATAGGTGGCAATATGGCAGAGGAAATGAGCAAGGACTGCTAATGACAATCCCCACTATAGTGATAAATGGTGGCAATGTTCCTACAATCAGAACAACAACGATTTTCATGCCACCATCATGGTTGACTGATAATCCTCCTACTGCAATTCCTATCTACGGACCAGTAGCAAGTCCTGATATGATAGGGGTTCCTGTTATTGATATACCTGGATGTGTAGAAGCACATGAGCAGAACAGTAACAGTATAATGAAGAACAAAAATCTAGAGAAGGATGACCCCGATGGTGTCGTAGTTTATTGCGATGCAGGGGTTCCTTCTTATGATGCAATGAATTATGAACCAGAGCAACTAATAATAACAAGAGAAGCACCTGTACCAGAAGTTGATCCGCCACCAGAAGTTGAACCACCTGAGGTTCCTGATACTGGTGATGTAGGTGGTGAAGTACCATGTCCAGGTCCTGCACAACTAAGAGTTGGTGACTTAACACAATCAGGTGATGAAAAAGTTATAGGTCACGAACTTAGTTCTGACGGTAAAACCTGTGTGACATTGTATGAGGCAACTACTGTTACCGATAAGTACCTACCTGCAGCAAATCAAGTGACCACTACAGTGGCAATAGCAGTAGTTGCAACAGCAGGAGCAGCAGCAACTCCATTACTTTTAAGAGCAATCAAACCAGTCATAAAAAAAATCACGACTGCAGTCCAAAAGAAACTTGGAAAGCATCGTGAGTTGTCTAGATCAGAGATAAGAACTAATCAGTATCGCCAATCGAAAGGTTTAGATCCTTTAAAGATTCAGAAGAAGTCGAGAAAGAAATAGTATCTATTTCATGTTTATGAGGTGTTATAACGTTCTTACCATTGACCATAACATCAGCACACACAGCATAGTAAGGAGACTTTGGATGGAAGGATATACCTTGTTTTAACAATTCTCCGCAATTTTTCAATCTGGCTATCTCAAAATCAAGTCTTTTATTAGCGTGTGCTTGTTGCATCAATGCGATATTTGCTGCAGCAGCATCTTTACATTGTTGCTGTAGTTCTTTATCTAATGGTCTAGACCATGTAGCACTCACACCTATGCTTATGTTATAGTTATCTTTCTGCCCTGTACGATTAGGAGTAAAATATAAAATCTCACCAGGATTATCTGGTACACCATCATCATTAGCGTCAATCATGTTGTACACTGGTGAATCCCACCAATCTTCATATGGTTTTTGTGCTGATGCTGTACCTGTAGCGTAGGGAGTTATGTTCATGGTAGGACCTTGACACTGTATCCCATTACCATATGTGTTTGTTATATACGGACCTTGTAAAACTTGTATTGCCTGGTTGGTAACTGACCCACTACTATTCGCGATGGGACTAGCAGTAGCAGATACACCACCTACGTCACTTGCTTTAACTGTAGGGACGTTAGCAAGTTGAGACAAACATAAGACTACTGAGAGAAGATACTTGTTGTGTCTGTTACGCTTGTTACCTCTGTTACTCTTTGTATTATTGTGTGATTGGAAAGACCTGGGGCTTGATACGTCTCTGTGAACTGAAACGCTGCTCCTGGTGTTGTCTGTGTGAAGGTGGGTTTTGTGTCGATCCCAGTCCATGTCGAAGTCACTCCGTTAATAGTCACGTTAGCATCAGTAGTAGAGGGTGAGAGATTACCACTAGCGGTTACCCCTGAGCCTGTTACCGAAAATTGGTACCCAGTGTTATAGTCCATCGAATTAATTGTCTCCGTCACCTTAGAAGTCGTCTGGGTGTTTGAAGTCATACTGCCCTGAGTAAAATTCGGGACCACGGGCACAGCATATACAGGTGCACTTACTAGTACACCTAGTGCTACTATATGTATACCCTTTCTCAACATGCCTAGAACGCAGTAACCTCAGTTACGAACTGACCTGTTGTACTTGTACCTATGTTACCAGTACCTGTTAAAGTAATAGCATGTGCGTTGGTTAGAGTACCTGGTGCATTAGCAGAACTGTTTTGAGTTCCTGCATTCGTTACTGATACACTACCGAAGTCTAGGTATTCAGATCCTGTTCCACCTATGTCACCTTGTGTCCATGACTGAGCAAAGGCAAATGATCCAGATCCTGATTGAGTTCCTGTGATTGTACCTACTGTTCCAACACCAGTTGAAGCACTGTAAGCGTTAACACCAATACCATTAGTGGTTGCACTAGAGGCACCTGATGCAGTATGTGATGTCGTTACGTTAGTTCCTGATATAGAGTAAGAGTTACCTAATCTTGAATATGTTGCTTGTTGAGCGTCCACTGTATGCTGTAAACTAGACTGATGTCTTATGGATAAGTTAGCCATAGCAGGGGAACTTACTCCTGCCAATAATAATATAGCGAATAATTTTTTCATTGATTTACACACTATGATGTACAACTATATAGGTTCTGCATTTTCTACAAGAATGTTCGGTGTGTACCATTTTTATTAAGATGAGATTATGGTTAAATATAAGTGTACGCTTCGGGTACAAAAACTAAACACTCGCTTATTTAAGGAGAACTATGACTAACATCACACGTTGGACATCTAAGGATGTCGATGCGATTTTTAACGCAGCAAACAGATATAGTATCGGATTCGATGATCTATTCGAGAGATTCTATGCATATGGTACAGGAACACCAAAAGGACAATACCCTCCATATAATATTGTCAAAGAGTCCGCAGAGAAATGGAGACTAGAACTAGCACTAGCAGGATGGTCTAAGGATGATATAGAAGTATCAACTGAACAGAACGTGATACTGATTAAATCTAAGGATCAAGAGAAGGCAGACCCTACTGAATATGTACACCAAGGTGTAGCAGCAAGATCTTTTGCTAGAGGATTCAACCTATCAGATGATGTAGAGATTGGAGAAGTAACCTTTGTCAATGGAATGCTAACAATAGAGTTACAAAAGGTAATCCCAGAACATCAGAAAAGAAAAGTTTATGATATAGTATGATGTGTAGAGGGTGCTTGACACCCTCTTTTTTTATGGTATAATAGAAGAGTTCCTATTCAATCTATGAGCGTAAGAATCGTAAGAACAAGAAACGGTGAAGACATCATCGCTGACTTGTTTGAAGTTACGACAAAAGAAAAACCAAATGAAGCAGTTGCTTTCCAACTACGTTATCCTTATAATGTATGGTTAGAGAATGCTCCAGAACCTCAGTTATTATCTGAGAATGATTCTGGTGAGGTTATAACTAAGAAGAGTAACCCAGAGATTCGTTTTGAACCTTGGGCACCTTTATCTAAAGACCGTAGCATTATGATAAAACTTGAAGAAGTTGTCAGTGCATACGAAACCTACCCTGAGGTAGAAGCAAAGTACAACAAAATTGTGGAGGCAGAAAGTGGAAGAGGAAATGATGCAACAGGAACTACGTTTGATCCTCCTAAAGGATCGCAACGAGTTTCTTCTGGGGAAGATAACGGAACTGGACGAGGAACCATCGATCCTAATAGAGAACTGTTATGAAGTAAGAGGTGATGAGGATATAGTTCCTTTCCCTCCTTACTCAACACAGCGTGACTTGTTCTTGACAAGTGACGTAATTTTTACTATACTAGAACCAAGTGAAAAACTTGTAGGAATCTACAACAAATTATAATGAGTTCATTTTATACTAATATTCAACTTGCAGGAGATACAATCCTGTATAGGGGATATGAAGATGGAGAACCAGTACAGTATCGTTCTAACTTCTCTCCATCTTTATATGTTCTTTCTAAGAACAGTAAAGAAGAATGTACAACCCTTGATGGTCGTCCAGTATCACCTATACAGTTTCAAACTGCAAGGGAAGCAAGAGAGTTTATCAAAACATATAATCAAGTCGAAAACTTTGAAGTCCATGGTTATGAAAGATTTGTTTATCAATATATCCGTAGAGAGTTTCCAAACGAAGTAGAATATCGTATTGATCAAATGAAGATCTATGCACTTGATATTGAGGTGCAATGTGAGAACGGATTCCCGAATGTAGAAGAAGCAGCAGAAGAAATGCTCTCTATCACTATCAAAGACATGGTGACTAAGAAGTATATAAGTTGGGCAACCAGAGAGTTTGAAGCACCTGATGGTGTAGAAGCAAGAATATTTTGGACAGAGAATGAACTACTAGAAAACTTTATAAAGTGGTGGACAGAGAATACACCTGACATACTTACAGGGTGGAATGTCAACCTTTATGACGTTCCGTACATTGCTCGTCGTGTAAATAGAGTGTTGGGGGAAAAATGGATGAAGAGTCTATCCCCATGGAATAGAGCAAATGAAAGGGAGGTTTATGTCCAAGGAAGGAAGAACTATGCTTATGACCTTAGTGGGATCAATATCCTTGACTATCTCGATCTTTATCGTAAGTTTACTTATAGTAACCAAGAGTCATATCGCTTAGACCATATTGCTTTTGTCGAACTAGGTCAGAGAAAGGTTGATCACAGTGAGTACGAAAACTTCAAGGACTTCTACACAAAGGATTGGCAGAAGTTCATGGAGTATAATATCCAAGACGTTGAGTTGATTGACCGTCTTGAAGACAAGATGAAGTTGCTAGAACTAGCAATCACAATGGCATATGATGCCAAAGCAAACTTTGAAGACGTGTATTCACAGGTAAGAATGTGGGATACAATGATCTTCAATTATCTTGCTGACAAAAACATTGTACCACCACCTCGTAAGGGTGGTGCCAAGAAGAATGAGAAGTATGCAGGTGCATATGTAAAAGAACCGATACCTGGTAAGTATGATTGGGTGGTATCTTTTGACTTGAATAGTCTATATCCTCATCTTATTATGCAGTACAATATTTCTCCAGAAACATTATGTGAGGAAAAACACCCAAAAGCAACTGTTGATAGAATACTTGATAGACAGATAGAAATAAATAAGGAGAATACAGTATGTGCTAACGGTGCTCAGTACCGTAAGGATGTACATGGATTCTTACCTGAGATGATGCAGACAATCTATGATGAACGCACCATCTACAAGAAAAAGATGTTACTCTCAAAACAGAAGTATGAAAAACAACCAACCGAACAACTCAAACGAGACATCTCAAAGTTCAACAACATCCAAATGGCAAGAAAGATTCAACTTAATTCTGCCTACGGTGCTATCGGTAACCAATACTTCCGATACTACAATCTTACGAACGCTGAAGCGATCACACTCTCAGGACAAGTCTCAATCCGATGGATAGAGAACAAAATGAATGCGTTTCTAAACAAGACGCTAAAAACAAAGGAGACCGACTATGTTATTGCTGCTGATACCGATTCCATTTATCTTAATCTTGGTCCTCTGGTCGAGGGTGTATACAAGGGGAGAAAGAAAACTGATGAGAGCATTGTCAGGTTCCTTGATAAGATCTGTAAAATGGAACTTGAACCTTTTATTTCGCGTTCTTACGAAGAACTGGCAGGGTACATCAATGCATATGAACAGAAGATGATAATGAAGCGAGAGAATATCGCTTCATCAGGTATATGGACAGCAAAGAAAAGATATATTCTAAACGTATGGGACAGTGAGGGTGTAAGATATGATGAACCCAAACTAAAAATCATGGGTCTAGAGGCAGTAAAGTCATCTACACCTATGGCATGTCGTAATGCTATTCGTGAATGCCTTGAGGTTATCGTCAACAAAGATGAGAAAGAAGCACAATCATTTATCAAACACTTTAAGAAAAAGTTCTCTTCATTACCTGTTGAAGATATCTCATTCCCTCGTGGATGCAATGGGATAAATAAGTGGGCAAACCCAACAACAATCTATAGTAAAGGAACACCAATACATGTTAGAGGTGCTCTATTGTATAACTTCTATAACAAGAAACATAAACTAACACACAAGTATCCTCTTATACAGGATGGTGAAAAAGTTAAGTTTGTTTATCTCAAGACACCAAACAAGATGAGTGAGAATGTAATGAGTTATCTTAATACATTTCCTAAAGAGTTTGAACTTGACAAACACATCGACTATGACTTACAATTCACAAAGACTTTCTTAGATCCTATAAGAGTTATACTTGATACGATTGGTTGGCAGTCAGAAAAAGTAGCATCATTGGAGTTTCTATTCACATGAAATATGTTGTTGAGTATCAACGAGCGTTTGGGCAACCAGATAAAAAAGAACAAGTCTTTGACGATGAGTCAGAAGCAAGATGGTTTGAACGTGCCATGAAACGTACTAACTTTATAACTAAAATTACGGAGGTAAATGAGTGAACTTTTTAAAGGATGTTGCAAGTGAAATTGGTAATGAATATGCTAGTCTTGTATCCGACGGTGTTTCAGCAGGAGATACTAGCGGTTACATTGACACTGGTAGTTACATCTTTAATGCTCTCTGCTCTGGAAGCATCTATGGGGGTGTACCAGGGAATAAGATCACTGCTATCGCAGGTGAGTCTAGCACTGGTAAAACTTTCTTTTGTCTTGGCATTGTTCAACATTTTCTTGAGTCTAATCCAGAAGCAGGAGTAATATATTTTGAGTCTGAATCTGCTATATCAAAGCAGATGATTGAAGATAGAGGTATAGATTCTAATCGTATGTTGATTGTACCTGTAACTACAGTACAAGAATTTCGTCTACAATCAATCAAGATCTTAGACAAGTATATGGGAATGGATGATAAGAAACCTATGATGTTTGTTCTTGACTCATTAGGTATGTTATCAACATCTAAAGAAGTAGAAGACTCTGAAGCAGGTAAAGAGACTAGAGATATGACAAGAGCACAAGTTGTTAAGTCTATATTCAGAGTATTAACATTAAAACTAGGTAAAGCAGACGTACCTTTACTTGTTACTAACCATACATATGATGTAGTGGGTGCCTATATTCCTACAAAAGAAATGGGTGGAGGCAGTGGATTAAAATATGCAGCATCAAGTATCATTTACCTTTCTAAGAAGAAAGAGAAAGATGGGAAAGACGTAGTTGGTAACATTATTAAATGTAAGAATGCGAAATCAAGGTTAACAAAGGAGAACAGTACAGTTGAAACTAGATTATTCTATGATCGCGGACTTGACCGTTACTACGGACTATTGGAGTTGGGTGAGAAATATGGAATTTTTAAACGTAAGGGAAATCGTGTTGTTGTTGGGGAGTCTAGCGTCTATCCTTCTGCTATTCTCAAGGATCCTGAGCAATACTTCACCCCCGAAATAATGCAGAAGTTGGATGAAGCAGCAGCAAAAGAGTTTAGATATGGCAACTAAGTTAGAAGAGTATGTTAGAAAGTATGATGCAATGGTGCCTGATGATTTTTGTCAGGGGATACTTGAAGCGTATGGAAAGTCCGACCTCCAGTATATTGATAGAGAGTTCAGACCTACATTCACGCAACTAAACCTAACTCAAAGATTACAACTTCAAGATCCTTTATGGGTAGATACTCATAAGAAACTTGAAAAATATTTTGTAGATGCAGTAGCGTTATACATGGACGATCTACAGTTGGGTGCAGACTTTCCTGCAAAGTATTGCTTTGAAGAGTTTCGTTTGAAGTGGTATAAACCAAATAATTATGATCAGTTCAAAGAACATGTAGACGTCTATGATTATAATAGTGCTCGTAGATTTCTTGTAGTATTTTTATATCTGAATGATGTAGCAGAGGGAGGAGAAACATCTTTTTCAAATTTACAGTTGTCAGTTTCACCTAAACGTGGTAGAATATTAATATTCCCTCCTACTTGGATGTTTAGACATGCAGGATTACCTCCTGTGTCTAGTGACAAGTATATTCTAGGGACTTATTTGCATTACTTATGAATCTAGAACTCACGATATTATCTAATCTCGTCTATAATGAGAGATATGCTCGTAAAGTTCTACCATTCTTAAAGGCAGAATATTTTACTGACAAGTCTCATAAGATTATCTTTCTAGAGATCCATGAGTATATAAGTCAGTATGATTCTTTGCCATCTCTTAATGCTCTTTCAATAGAATGTCAGGAGAGAGTTGATCTAACTGATGAGCAGTTCAAAACCATACTGGAGATTTTAAATGTCCTTTCCGATGATACCTCAGACTACGATTGGATCGTTGATACTACGGAAAAGTGGTGCCAAGAGCGTGCGATCTACCTATCTCTTATGGAGAGTGTCAAGATTGCTGACGGTCAAGATTCCAAACGTGACAAAGGTGCTATCCCTACGATATTATCTGAGGCACTTGGTGTATCGTTTGATCAAAGTGTAGGTCATGATTACCTAGACAATGCCACTGAAAGATTTGATTTCTATCAACGTAAAGAAGACAAGATCCCATTTGATCTTGAGTTCTTTAATAAGATTACAAAAGGTGGACTACCTAACAAAACACTAAACGTTGCACTAGCAGGTACAGGTGTTGGTAAGTCTCTATTCATGTGTCATGTTGCATCTTCTTGTTTACTTCAAGGTAAGAATGTTTTATACATTACTCTTGAAATGGCAGAAGAAAAAATAGCAGAGAGAATTGACTCTAATCTTTTGAACATCCCTATTCAAAAGTTATCTGATTTACCTAAGACAATGTTTCAAAAAAAGATTGTTGCATTAGGTAAGAAGACACAGGGTAAGTTAATCATCAAAGAATATCCTACTGCGTCTGCTCATGTCGGACACTTTAAATCCTTGATCAATGACTTAGCACTGAAAAGAAGTATCAAACCTGATATTATCTTTATTGATTATCTAAATATTTGTGCCTCTAGTAGGTACAAAGGATCTATAGTAAACTCGTATACCTATGTTAAAGCGATTGCTGAAGAACTCCGTGGTCTTGCAGTTGAAACTAATGTACCTATCGTCTCCGCAACTCAGACGACTCGTTCTGGTTTTGGTAGTAGTGACGTTGACCTTACTGATACGTCAGAATCCTTTGGTCTCCCTGCCACTGCTGATCTTATGTTCGCTCTTATTAGCACGGAGGAACTTGAGGAGATGAATCAGATCATGGTTAAACAACTCAAGAATAGATATAACGACCCTACATCTAACAAAAGATTCTGTGTAGGTATTGACAGAGCAAAGATGAGGTTGTATGATGTTGAGGAGTCTGCTCAAACAGACATTGTTGATTCTGGTCAAGTAGAACTTGACATTGCAGCAAAGTTTACTGCTAAGAAAAATTTCCAAGAACTTAAGTATGATTGATTTTAAAAAGTATACAAAGTTTGTTAACGCTGTAACATCAGAAGAAAGTAAGTACGGTGGTCATTTCCAAGACCGTCTAAGAGACTTATACTCTAAAGACTTTCAAACACATAGAGTATTAACTGCTGCACTCGGACTAAGTGCTGAGTCAGGTGAGTTTACTGAGATAGTAAAGAAGATACTATTCCAAGGTAAACCAGTTACTAAAGAAAATCTATTTCATATGCAACGTGAACTAGGTGATATTATGTGGTATTTTATACAGGCATGTATAGCACTAGATATATCTCCAGAAGAGATCATTGAAATGAATGTAGATAAGTTGAAAGATAGATATCCAGATGGAGAGTTTGATGTACACTATTCTGAAAACCGTAAACAAGGAGACTTATGATTGGTAAACTAGATCCAGAAGATAGAGTATTATCTGAATCAGTAGATTTAGGTGAACAACCTATGCAACTTACACTAGAGTTGATTACTAAAATTAACGAATATATGGCACATACAAAAAGAGATGGGTCTTATAACTGGTTACCTACTGATGAGTATGAAGTACAAATAGCAGGTACATTTGCTGCTGATAGATTTATTGTTATCAAGAATAAATCTAAGAATCCAGTAATCTCTGCTGCACCTCATCCTGACTTTGATTATGAAAAGAAGGTCTTTACTAAAGATGGTAGAGAAGAGTATATGAAAGAATATGCAACTAAAAGATTACATGATGATATAAAGAAAGCATCACAATGAAGTATCACCTTTACGACGAACAAGAAAGACATCAAGGAAGGTTCGATTCTGTATACGAACTTAGAAAGTTTTTATGTGATCGCAAATATGATACCAACTGCGACAAAGATATAGGTTGCACATTTGATTACATTAAACACATAAAATGGTTCTTTGAAATAGAAGAGTAATGAATAAATAGGAATATGATTGGACAAGTTTTAAAATATGTAAAAGAGATAAGAGACGCAGCAAAGTATATGTTGCAAGGTCTCTCTGTTACTCTTGACCATATGGGTCGTAGACCTGTAACTGTTCAGTATCCATACGAGAAACTCATACCATCTGAAAGGTATCGTGGTCGTATACACTATGAGTTTGATAAGTGTATCGCATGCGAGGTATGTGTAAGAGTATGCCCTATCAATCTCCCAGTAGTCGATTGGGTGATGAATAAAGAAACAAAGAAAAAAGAATTAAGAAATTATTCTATTGACTTTGGTGCTTGTATATTCTGCGGTAACTGTGTAGAGTATTGTCCCACTAACTGTCTATCACATACAGAAGAATATGAACTATCAGTTTTTGACAGACACCAACTTAACTATGATAATGTCGCTCTTGGACGACTTCCCACAAATGTTACAACTGACCCCAGTGTTCGTGCATTGCGTGAGTTACCTTATCTTCCAAAGGGAGAGATGGATCCTCACACAGTTAAAGACAGTGATCCAAGAGTAGGTAAGTTGCCAGAAGAGGTATTTGATTGGATAAAAAAATAAAAGATTTTATAGAAAGATGGAAGAAGAGGTTAAGATTTCCTAAACTTCCTCCACCTCCAACTTGCCCTGCGTAATATTATATGCTATAATAATAGCATGAAAGAATTTGATTACAATCTAGATTACAAGTCACTCGATTTTACAGACGAAGAGACTCGTAAACTATATCGTATCGGAAGAGGAGAGCAGGGAGTTCTTCTAGTCCGTCCATATACAAATGATATATGTTCTCTTTGGAGATTTAAAACACCGAAGATTGCATTAGAATCTGCTCATGCTATTTTTGATATGTATCTTGATTATCTCGAACAGCAAGATTTTATCGGGATGGATATGTGTCGTAAGTTTTTAGAAATGGGATTTACTAGATCAAGACGCTATGCTAATCATCACACAGGAAAGAAATATGATGATGAAGGTAATGTAAGACCCCAAGAACCAGATCATGCTACTTGTAAATATGCTAAGTCTGCTACTATATTTAAACGTGTAAGAGATATGGTTGCAAAAAATGATATTTATGTTAGAATGAGAAAGCAATGGAGGAATAACGAATGACCAATCCAATCGACATCGACAGAATCGCTACCTCATTAGAGAGAAT